TTTTCAAAGCCGGGGTTGGGGGGGCTGCACCCCATCCCCCCTTCTTCCCCTCTTCCTCCGTTGCGCGCGTTCCTGACGCCCGCCGCGGAGTTCCTAGCTGGCTAACACCCAGTTGGGAGGGCTCTCACTCCCTCACACCTCGCGCTTTGGACGCCAGGCATGGCGTTAAACATGCATTCCCTTCCCCTAGTAACCTCCCTTCGCCCCTTCCCCACGTTGTACCCCCTCCGAGATGGCTGCTAAGGCGCTTGCTGCTACAGCAGTCTCGTGTTTCGGGTGTTATAAGTGCTTTCTTTTCCACTCCACTCCCTGCCTATGGGGAGCGGAACGGCCTTGTCTCGGTCGTTGCTTCTTGCAGATCTTCACCCCTCCAGGCTTTCTGGACTCGCCAGGGGTGGAGTAGTAGGCGCACTGTCTAAGTGAAGGTAGCAGTGTTGTTGGCGAAGAGTTGTGGACCTACTTTGAGTTTGTAGCGATCATCCAGAGCTAGCGGATCTCCCCACGCGGTAACGCGTGCCTCTAGGCCCAAAAGGCACGGTGTTCACAGCACCCTTTGGATGGCGGGGGTGCCCCCCTCCGCACTTAAAGTAGAAAAACAGCTTAGTAGTCAAATAACATGGCTTTCCTCAAGCATTCAGTGCTACATGGGACTGAAGGATGCCCAGAAGGTACCCGCAGGCAACGATAAGCTCACTGTGGATCTGATCTGGGGCCCTGGGCCAGGTGCTATACACCTGGTTAAAACCAAATCTGGTAGTCAGGGTTAAAAAACGTCTAAGTCCCACCCCCCCGGGGACGGGGGGTTCCCTTAAACCCTCAACTGACACCATGGCTGGACGCAAAGAAACTCGATCGGCGCGCACAAATGTTTCTGGACTCCCCGTCACTGATGCCATCGCCTCTGTTTTAGAACCAATCCCTGTGGTTGGAACTCTTGCCTCTGCTTTCAAAGGTCTTGCTTCCTCCTGGCTGTCCACTGCAACTGATGGTTTGTTGAACTCGTCTGCTTTCGAAATTGGCTCTTCTACTGCAACTTCTGACCGACTATTAGAGGTATCTGTTGGTAATACTAATGTTTCCTCCCAAGATGCTGTGACTGTGAGAGATGGGTGGGCGGGTCCCAAACCCGAACCCGTCCCTGTACCTCCTGTAGACACCCCCACTTCCCCAGGACCTGCCGGGCAGAGATTCAGAAGCCTGGCTACAACAACATGGGGAACCTCCACTCATAATTTCAGTGAAACTCCTTTAGTTCAAGTAAAGTTACCACAAGCTCTCCTTAAAGACACTGGTGATGACCCCTCTAACCTGTTCCACCCCACTGCTGCTCGCCATCATCTAATGAGCAGCGACTTTGCTGTGACTGTCACTGTTAATGCAAACCCGTTTGCTTCTGGCTGCTTGTTGGTTGTTGCCTACCCTAATGCCCCCACTCCCACCCCTCAAGAAAGTGTGAAGTTAAGTGTGCACTCAACAGATGATGAAACCAACACTCCTGGTGCCTACTGCCGGTCGCAGTTAACACTGTTCCCGCATCAATTCATTAACTTGAAGGTTTGTAATCAGGCTACTCTCCTGCTTCCCTACCACGGCCCCACCCCAGTTTGTGTCCACTCTATAACCACCCTGTGGCGCGTTTGTGTCTACCAGTGGGTTGGCCTTTACCAGACCCCTTACACCTCTACCACCCCGATCACAATCAATCTGCAGGCAGCAGCTATTGATGCTAAATTTTACGGGCTGCGCGCAGCTCGTCAAAGCGCGTACGAGTCTCCTGTGCGCGTTGCCCCGAACTTCAATTGCATCCTTTCCTGCTCCTCCCTTGATGGTAGTGTCCCTCTCGCTCAGGGCGCTCAAACCCGCCTTGAGACAGAGTATATGCCAGGTAGGGTTACCTCATTCTCCCAACCCCTCTCAGTTCCCACCTTGATGTGTTACTACCCAGGATCCACGGATTGGGGCGGCGTCTACGTGGACGCCACCATGAGTCGTGGAACCTTTGTGTATGGTTTCCCAGTTGATTTAGGCAATGTAACCTTCTGTCAAACCTATTTAGGCACTTTATCAGAATATTTCTCTCAATGGACCGGGACCCTGTGCTTCCACCTCCAGGCTATCACCACCTCTTTTACGCGCGGGCGCGTTGTCATTTGCTTTACCCCTGGTGACACCACAGAACCCAAAACAATGGAACAAGCTATGGCAGGCACTTATGCTTTCTTTGACATTGGTTTAAATTCCACCCATACTTTTCCCATACCTTTCATATCTCTTTCCCACTGGCGCACGGTGTCGTCACAGGCTTCACGCACTTCTACCAATTATTCCTGGTACCCCCCCACGACACGTATGGGTGCTGTGACTGTGTGGGTGTATAACGCCCTACAGTCTACAGCCCCTGCAGCTGCTGCCCCTCTCGTTTTAGTCCCCTACATCTCAGCAGGGTCTGACTTTTCCTTTCGTCTCCCTAAAGACTTTTCCAATCAAGTGTGGTCTTACCTACCCCGAAAGAACCCCGGCGTGACCTGGAATTTCACTCCTGGTGGTCCAGGAGAAAATGGAGAAACCGCCGCCCGTGGCATTGCCTATGAAGCTCCAGACAAGGAGCACGTGAGCATTGCTATGGGTGACGGGGATGCAGAGGCCGCCGAAGCTGCACCAACGCAAGCCCCAGTGCAAGAAAATCCCTCAATGTATGGCAATTTGGAACCAGGTCAGCCTATAGATGTTGAAGCCAGAGATGCATGGCAAGGAGTTGACGGCGTGTGCAACCACACATCGCCTGATATGCTCCTTGACAACTTCTTTGCCCGTAAACGTCTGTACGCTGCCTACAACCTTAAAACAACAGGCACAAAGACCTCCTGGTATTTCCCTATCCCTCTACGTTGGCGTTGGTGGTACTCAGACCTCCGCGCTGATGGTTTCCCAGCCCGCTCCCTTCAGCACATGTTTTCATACATTCAAGCAGATATTAGAGTAGATTTGGAATTTCAGTTTGCTAATGGTGACCCTTGGGACCCCCGTGTCGTAGTGGCTAATATCCCCCCTGGTGGCCCTCATGATCTATCTCTAAATTGGACGGGCCAAGACCCAGCGGTTGAGGCCCGCCTATATAACTATCCTTTTGTCTGCTCCCCTGTCTCCCGCTTTGCAAACACCTTAAGTGTTCTTATCCCTTATCAGTCTCCTTACAATGTCATCCCTCTCACCACAACTGGGTATGCTCGATACGCTGCCACATACAACAATGATGGTGGCGATCCAGTCCATGCCGCGCCTGCTGATGGAGATCGCTGGGGTGCCACGTCTTACGACAGATTTGGTACTCTAGGGGTTTATGTCATGCCAGCGCGTGAGAGTGTGGTTAATGTTTACATTAGCTACCACAATGCCCAGTTTTTTATACCCAACCCTTTCCCCCAGTTAGGAATTTGGAATGAAGATGGCACTAAAGTTTCAGCTGGCTTCCCAACGTTGTGGTCTGCGACCCAGCCCTTTCTCAGAAACAATGGGTTAACAAGCTCCAACGGGAAGGCGTGGTACACGAACATTCCCACAGGAATGATAAAGCCACTTGGTGAGCAGCAAGATGAAACCGGATCACAGACATCCAGCGATGCGGTGCGGTATGAGTCTGCTGAGTTCACCCATGAGGCCACCCCTGAAGGGTACTGGAGTTGGAGTTCCAGACAGCCATGCTACGTTGCGTGGCGTTATTGGGAAGGTACACGCTACAGGCACTGGGTCATTGTGTGTGGAGAAGAGGAATGCTCCCTAGTGCAAGATGGAGTGGTGTGTAAGGTCAAAATAACCCCTGTTAAACCCCACAACTTTTTCTGTGAAGTCAATTCTATTGTGTGGAGTGAGTGCTTGTTGTTAGATCATGTAGGTTATGTGTTCCCTGGTTATAACTTAGTGAATAACTGTTCCCACTTTGTCTCCCGAATGACTGGTGTTGATTGTGAGAATGATGGAATCCAAGCCCTAAAGTCCTTAGCCCTTSTTGGAGCCCTTGGCCTTGGACTGGTTGCAGTTGCAGCATATGAGGCACCCACGCGGGAAAAAACGCCCTCACCGCGTGTGTTTCATACTGTTGGACACTGCCCAGAAATAGCGGAGCAGCCTAGCGTGATTGACGAGACTGACGGGAAACTGTCGGTCAAGTTGGCCGCGATGGGCTGTTCAGCTAAGGTCCAGGGAGAGTGGGAACCCCGCCACTGGATCCCAAAATCAGGTCTTAGTGTGTCCCCTCCTTTCCTCGCCCAAGCAAATTATGAGGCTCCTGGCTGTATTGACTCTGTTTGCCAGGCGTCCGAACAATTCTCCCAAGCAATGAAGACAATCTCCTCAGCTCTAACCCCTGAAAATGTAGAGATTCTGGTGAATTCGGCGAAGGCAATGGGGTGCTCTGCTTCCTCTGTAGACAATGTGGCAAAGAAACTATCAGAACTTGTTACCCAAATTCCCACTATAGTCCCCCAAGTTCAAAAGAGCATAGCAAAGAAAATAGCAAGTGTATTACTCAAATTGGCTGGATTATTACTAGTTGTCTTTTCCTCACCAAATCCCCTAACCATTGCTGGAGTCCTCACCATACTATTAGGAGAAGCTGTTGATTCAGCATCACTTGATCAAATTAAATCCTTAAAACATTGGTTCTGTAGAAAACTAGGTATTCCCCATAAGGTTATGGACTATGCCCCAGACCCACCCTCTCTCTTGAGTGACAACCCCACCGGACCCCCGACTGTCCAGCAAGAGTCCCCCACGTTTAGTGAGGAGCTCATTCAGCAGGCAAGGGACTTTAACACTATATCAATGAGTGCTAAAAATATAGATTGGATTATCTCTAAACTAAAGGAATTTGTTAAATGGTTACTGGACACATTCACTAATTGGAAAAAAGAAGCTCCTGAAGCCAGGTTCGCTGACCAAAAACATAAAGTGTTTGAGCTATTTGCTGATTCAGTTCATGCACTAGATTCCCAAGATATTAATTTGGACTCAGTTAGAAAGAACAGGGACCTGGCGCAGAAACTCCTGGGATTGGCAACAGAAGTGAGAGATGTTGCTTGTGTGAATATGCTGCAGCGCGCCTACGCAAACTACTGCACAGTGGTGCGTAAGGTGTCTCAAGCGGCGTTTTCAGACAGGCCCGAGCCAGTGGTGGTATACCTCCATGGCGGCCCTGGGTGTGGAAAGTCTGTACTCTCATCTGTGCTGGCCAAAGGATTGTGCCGAGCCTTCAACAAAGACCCTTCCAGCAGCATATACTCCCAAATCCCAAACAGTGACTACATGGACGGGTACACAGGCCAGTTTGTCCACATCATCGATGACCTTGGCCAGGACCCGGAAGGGAAAGATTGGCAAAATTTTTGCCAAATGGTGTCCACAGTGAAGTTTCTCCCAAACATGGCTGACCTCGAGCAGAAGGGGATCCCTTACAAGTCTCGTGTGGTGATCGCCACGTCGAACTTCGGGGACCCTACTCACGGGTCGGCTAGGGATATGGGAGCGCTAGTTAGAAGAATGAAATTCACTGTTCAGGTTGAAGCCAAAGAAAAGTTTTGCAATGGGAGAACCCTGTGCCTTGAGAAAGCTCTTGTGGCTGTCCCCAACAGTGCCCATCCTTGTTTTAAAGCCATGTGCCCACTCCTAACAGGCGACGCCGTCGCACTGACTCTACGGTGTGAGGGTGAATCACCTGAAAACCTGACCTTCCTTGACCTTTTCGACAGGATTGTCGCTGAGGTACGCGCCAGAGATTCCACTCATTCCATGTTGGGTAGCATCTGCTACGAGGCTCCCACCTTTGAGGACGCTGCCGGTACGGTGGATACTGCTGCATTAGCTAGTGGTTCGTTCACCAGTATAAACCCTAGTGTGGCACCACGAGTCAGGTTGCCAACACGGGTCGCAGAGCTCTCAGAGACGTGGTGGAAGTCCATGGTGAGCAACGTCAGCAAAACTCCGACTCTGACAAAAATCGGTGCCATTGCTGGTGTTCTTTCCCTGGTGTCATCTGTTCTCGTGGTGGCTTACACGGTTTACCGTTTCGCCAAGGAGCGAGAGCGAGAGGAAGGGGCATACTCAGGGGGGGCACGTCAGAAGAAAGTGATGAAGCCAAAGAAACCAACCACTGAGCCCACTGTGCGGTATGAGGGCCTGCCCCAGATCTACCGTCCTGTGGTTGCAAATTGCTTTCCTATCAACTTCTATGACTGCGATCCGCGCGACAACGCTCGCTCTGGCGGGGTGTTCACGCTAACTGCAGTGGGGATGTACGATAGGACCTACATCTGCAATGCCCATGGCTTCAAAGACGCGACCCACATTGGCCTTAGAGGTCGCGTCTACCCAATTTCAGAGATCAACAAGAAGCACGTGCGCCGCAACCACCGGCGCACAGACCTCATGATCTTCCAAATACCTGACGGGGATTGTGTCAGAAACATTCTCAAGTACTTCAGAAAGTCACCAGAAGAGGCGCCATCTCGCTCTCCTGCAGTCATGGCTGTAAGAGGTAAGTTCAACATAGACGTGCTCGCCACGTGTGTTGAGAGCTTTGCCTTTGTCCAGATGAGCGGCGACGTCAATTACGGAGCACTGAGGTACCATGCGATGACCATGCCAGGTTATTGCGGGGCACCACTCATCTCCAATGACAAAGCTGCAGAAAAAGTCCTAGGCATACACATGGCCAGCAATGGCGCTGGAATTGCCTATGGAACATCTGTGTATCAGTCTGACTTTGAGAACCTGGAGTACGAGGGCCTGCGTGTCTGTGCGGGTACAGGCCTGCCTGTCCACGTTCCGACGAAGTCCAAGCTGAGACCCTCCCCAGCCCATGGAGCTTTCCCTGTGAAGAAACAGCCAGCCGTGTTGCGCCAGAGCGATGAGCGCTTGTGTGCAGTTGACTTGGATGAGGTTTTGTTCTCTAAATACACTGAGGACATGGTTAAGCCCTTCGTGGGCTTGGACATTGGCCTCGAAGTGGTGCGAAATCGTCTTCGCACCCTCATACCGAGCAAACTTCCACAAATCTCCATTTCTCAGGCAATTAACGGCATTGATAACATGGATGGCTTGGACATGAACCAGAGCCCGGGTCTTCCATACGTCTCAGAAGGTGTGTCTCGACGCGCTTTGTTTGACTGTGTGGATGGCCAATGGGTTCCTCGCGAGCGCCTTGCGAGCGACATTGCCCAGGTCAGTGCTGACCCTTCCCTTGGACACTTTGCAACTTTCTTGAAGGATGAACTGCGATCTGTAGATAAAGTGAAGGTTGGTAAAACTCGCGTTGTGGAAGCTGGATCTCTGCCCCACATCATCGTGGGCCGAAAGATTTTCGGTAACCTCTTCGCGTTGTTCAATGCCAACCCGGGGTTCCAGACCATGTGTGCTGTTGGGTGTGATCCCGACACCACGTGGACTGAGCTCTACCACCCTTTGTCTGCAAAAACCTATGTATTTGACTATGATTATTCTGGCTTTGATGGCTCTGTTCCCTCCTGTTGTTTTGACGCCTTGGCCGATCTTCTGGTTGACTTTGTAGAGGGTGAGGAAGATGTACGCAAGTACATAGCGTCGTTGAAGACGTCTTTCCACCACTATAGGGGTAAACTATGGAGACTCGACGGCGCCATGCCTTCTGGGTGTTGCGGAACCTCTGTTTTTAACTCCTTGGTTAACGCCATGTTGCTATTCTCAGCTTTTTCTCAAATCTGTCCTGACTTTAAGGCAAGCGAACCTTTGTTAGTGGCTTACGGGGACGATGTTCTCGTGGGTACTGACCAGTCGCTGCTTCCTTCTTTGGTCGCGGAGTGGGTGAACTCCCACACCACCTTCAAGATTACTCCAGCTGATAAGGGGAGTGTCTTTAATGACGAATCTGACATTCACAGTGTTCAGTTTCTGAAAAGGCACTTTACCCCTGACCCTGACTTTCCCGCTCTCATCCACCCAACAATAGACCCAGACACTTACGAGCAGTCGGTGATGTGGCAGAGGACTGGAGACTTCCAGGAGACTGTGAACTCCCTAGCCCTATTGGTCTTCCACCGAGGGCCCAAGACTTATGGGCGCTGGTGCTCTAGTGTCTCGCGCGCGTGCGTGGATGGAGGGTATCCCCCCCCTTTCTTCCCCCCTTTCTCCCTTTTGAGGGCACAATGGTTGAAGAAATTCGAGGTGGTCACGTTTGACCACCTGCTTTCCAAAGAGCTTCAGTAAGTGCTGAACCGGAGGACCCCTCTGTAGTTTGCTGGACGCGGCAGGTGGAATGGAAAGCGGTTGTTCCAAGGCACTTGGCACCGTAGACCTACCTGAAACACTCATGTAGTGGTCGCAGAACGCAGACGTTCACACTGTGGTCCTTCTCAATAAGACTGAAAGAGCTCACCGGCTTTCGCGGGTCGTAGTAAGTGCTGAACCGGGCGCTTGTGTCACACGTTGGTGGAAGCGGTAGGTGGAATGGAAAGCGGATGTACACCAAATTTGGCCTAGAGATCCTCTAGCGCCGTGGACCTACCTGAAACACTCAAAGAGTGGTCGCCAAAACCAGCAAGCTGTGTTACAAGCACTCTCAATAAGACTGAACTGACCCAAATCTCCGGCGTAGTAAGTGCCGAAACGGCCTTCCTTTAGGGTTGCTGTTGAAAGCGGGAGGTGGAATGGAAATAGGATGTCCAGTAAAACTGGCTCTTAGGACCTACCTGAAATGACGAAATGTCACTCGCCGAAGGCTGCAAAAACCCTAGAGGTTGGTCTTAATAGGACTGAACCGCCGCCTGAATGAATTGGCCTGTCTACAATGCCTGTTGCGGCATGTGGTGCTGCGTGGAATCACCACGCGGTGTACCTTGCCCCAACTTGAAAAAGATTTAATTAGGATTTAGTAGTTAAGTTTAGTGTTGTAGTTTAGTTAGC